CGTCCACTCCAATCTGTTTGCAGTCCCAAATGTGCAAGTAAAAAGGTCAAGGCAGACAAAGCAGCAGAAAAGCAGTGTGACAAAGAACGCAAAGAGAAACTAAAAGGCATACCAGACTACATCAAGGAAGCCGACAAGGCATTTCAAGCGTACATCAGGGAACGAGATAAACAAGCAGGCTATCCATGCATATCAAGCGGTAAGCCGTTAGATTGGTCAGGAAATCAGGTTGACAGTGGACATTACAGATCGAAAGGCGCGGCATCGCATTTGCGATACAACGAAAACAACTGCCATGCTCAAAGCAAAATTGACAATCAGTGGAAAGCCGGAAATATTGTTGAGTATCGAATTCGACTCATTGAGCGTATTGGCCTTGAAGCTGTGGAAAGACTGGAACAGGATAACAAGACTCACAAGTGGACGCGCGAAGAACTGAAACAGATTAAAGACACCTATACAGCAAAACTCAAAAGGCTCAAAAATGACGTATCTTGAATTTTTGTTCAGAGTTTGTTTGACGGTTTCAGCGATTGGGTATTGCGCCTTGATGATTGGTGCGATTTTGGGGATGTTCGGATTTTTTGAGCGCCGTAGAAAATGAGAAAAAGAACAGTTCGTAAGGTCTGGCAAAAGGTCAACCCGCTGGAATTTGCCATGGCTGGGGCCTCAATAATGACGCGTGACGACTGCGACAAGCTCTTGGCTCGTGAGTTGTCTAGCCTGGATGCTCTGATTCATGGCGCTGGCGGTCTAGATGAATGGAACGACATCGTTAACGTCAACAACTTGGCCGAGGCGCTTGCACTAGACGGCGTGGGACGCGATGAAGTCATGCCAACCGTGAAAGAGGTAGAGGCTCACCTGATTGAAGCTGCGGAGAGGTTCCAGCGCACCGGCAAAATGCGCCTTACAGGGCCAGCTATTCAGGCTATGCGGTCGATCATTGAATGGCATGACCTACAGCGTTCAAGCATTGCACGCAGTCAGTATGAGCGGACAATCCGCAAGGTGACGGCGCAAATCAAGTCGGGGCATGTGGCCCGTGATCTGTGGCCTGAGTTGGGCGAACCAAGGAAAGCAGCATGAAACATACAAAAGGGCCATGGGTTGTTTATGATGACACCAATGATGGAAAAACAAGTCGGATTGAGATTGCAGCACGCGGAAAAACAATAGCTCGTATTTATCTCAGCGTGGCAGAAGAGGACTTTTCGAACGCTGATTTGATTTCCGCAGCGCCTGACATGTTGGAGGCGTTACGCCTCGCGGCGCATCGATTTCATTATCTGACTGATCCAAAAGACAAGGCAACCTATAGCGTCATACGCGCTGCCATCGCTAAAGCAGCCGGGGGTAAGCCATGAAAGCACAAGGCACCGAAGGCCGCTTGCAAGAAATGATATACCTTAGACAGCAGGCCGGGATCAAAAAGTACGGCACCACGCTATCAGGCAATCCCCTTTCTCACCGACAGTGGCTGGTACACGCCTTGGAAGAAAGCCTGGACCTAAGCGCTTACCTGCTCAGGACGATTGAAGAACTCGACAAGCTGGCCGACGATGGGAAGTGACTGCGAAGCCTGCCAACGTGCCCAGAACGGCTTTACAGGGCTTTTCTACGCCGACTGTACCGAGTGCAAGGCCAGGATGCTCTCGCAGTCTCTGCCGTTCTGGAGCGCATCAAAGCAAGGCAAGATGACGCCAGAGTACAGGAATGCACTAGATGCAGCGTTTGGTGATTGGTGGAAGGCTGGGCATGAGATGGTGAAAGCCAAAAAAGCTGAAAAGTAAGGGTTTTCCACAATACACACGGGCAAACAATGCGCCATAATTGAAAAACAAGCCGCATAGCCGTCCACCAGTACGGCGTTGTCAGAGTGCCCCGCTCTGTAGTGCGGTAAGGGGTGGCACCTCGGAAAGACGAGGACTATCACGCATGTGGATTGAACAACGTTACATCGGTGAGCCTCGCAAGACAGTGTGCCGATGCAATTCACAGCCGTGATGGTGAATGCGCAGGCTGATGCGCTAACCGTACTCGGAGGGGTTGCAATCCCTGTTCTCGTTCCGAATGCCGGAAATGCAGCACCGGCCACCATCAACCTATTGGCGAAAGCGGATATCTAGCCTCTAGCGGGATCGCACGGGGGAGCGCACTAGACGCAGCGAGTAGCCATTTCCATAAAAGCAACTCCCATGCCATAATTGCCATGTATCAGCTAACCTGATGGGTAATTGCATGGGTGACGATAAAAAAACGATTCGAAAACGTCCTTTGGCTGGAGCCGCCGCAATGGGCGCAGGTCCTGGAAGGCCCAAGGGCGTGCCTAATAAGGCCACCACGACGTTTCGTGAGACGGTGACTAAGCTACTAGAGGGTAACGCTGAAAACGTCGCCTTGTGGCTGGATCAAGTCGCTACCGGATCGCATGGTAAAGAGCCTGCGCCAGAGAAAGCCCTTGACCTGTTGGCAAAGCTGGCAGAGTACGCCGCGCCTAAGTTGAGCCGCACTGAGGTTACAGGCCAAGACGGCGGGCCGGTTAAGACTGTCATTCAGTGGCAGTCCGAGTAATCACCATCCCCTATAGCCCTAGAAGGGCTTTTAAGGCGTTTCACAACAGACGCCAGCGTTGGGCATGTCTGGTTGCTCACCGACGCGCAGGGAAGACCGTAGCCTGTATCAATGACCTCATCAAGCGGGCATTGACTGAGGGCAAGGAAAACGGGCGGTATGCCTACATCGCCCCGTACTATTCGCAGGCCAAGTCCATCGCCTGGGATTACCTGCTGCGTTTCTCCGCTGAGGTTCGGACGAACGCTAACGCCTCGGAGTTGTGGGTAGAGCTACTGAACGGAGCGCGTATCCGTCTGTTTGGTGCGGACAACCCTGACGCGCTGCGTGGCTTGTACTTGGACGGCGTGATTCTTGATGAGTACGCCGACATGAAGCCCCGTATCTGGGGTGAAATCATTCGTCCATTGCTGGCAGACCGTGAAGGCTGGGCCGTCTTCATTGGAACGCCAAAGGGGCACAACAGCTTCTACGACATCTGGCGCACGGCAAACCACAGTGAATCTTGGTTCGCAACCAGCATCAAGGCCAGCACATCGGGGCTGCTGCCATTGTCCGAGCTTGAAGACGCCAAGCGCGGCATGACGCCTGACCAGTACGAACAAGAGTTTGAATGCTCATTTGAGGCGGCTATTCTGGGCGCGTACTACGGCCAGGAGATGCGGACAGCAGAGGAAAGCGGCAGGGTGTGCTCTGTCCCCTACGACCCAGCCATGCCCGTTTACACGGCCTGGGACTTGGGTTTCCACGACGACACAGCCATCTGGTTCTACCAAGTCACGCACGGCGAGATTCATTGCATCGACTTCTACAGCGCGTCGGGCCTATCCATCCCGGACTACGCAGAGGCTGTGATCGAGCGTGGCTACAAATACGCCAAGCACTGGTTGCCGCATGACGCCAGGGCAAAGACGCTTGCCTCTGGTGGCCGGTCAATCATTGAACAACTGGCGGCGCATGTGGGCGGGATAGCCAAGTTGGCGATTGTGCCTAGCCTATCGGTGCAAGATGGCATCCAAGCTGCCCGCGTAATGCTGCCCCGCGTCTGGTTTGACCGTGAAAAGTGCGGTGAGGCGGTGGAATTGCTCAAGCAATATCAGCGTGAATGGGACGACGACAAGAAGGCATTTCGTGAGAAACCGAGGCATGACTTCACAAGCCACTGCGCCGATGCGTTTCGAATGCTGGCGCTAAGTTGGCGCGAAACAGTGCCAAAAGAGCCGGAAAAACCAAAAGTTTTCCCAGTTTCGGCTCAAAACGGTAGAATCATCACAGTTCCACTAGACGATCTGTGGAAAGAAACGACCAAGCGGCATGAGAGGTTCTAATGGCACTGTTCCCTGTAGCATCTAACGGCGCATTGTTTGTCGCTGGCCCAGTGGCAGGGACAGATGTCCAAAAAGACGGGTTTTTCTTCGACTCTAACGGCTATGTTCGCGCTGTTGAGAATGGAACGGTTGCCGGGTATACGCAAGGCGTGCCCGTTACGTCTGCTGGATTGGTCTGCGTCACAACCGGGGCTGTTGCGGGCTACTCCAATGGCCTGCCAATGAGTTCTGGTGGCCTAATCTGTGTTTCTAGCGTCAGTGCTGCAACGTACACCAATGGTTTGCCGATGAGTTCGGACGGCAAGTTGTACGCTGTTTCGCCGACGCCCGCCAGTTGGGTGACGGTTTCATCTTGGACGCCATCAGTAAGCACGGCAAGTAGTGGTTGGGATGATTACACCATTCGGCTTACTTTAGACGCGTCATTGATTGTCCCGGCAACAAGGGTGAGATTTACATTTCAAGCATGGTCGGCAAACTCATTTACGCTTGATGCGTGTTACACGCAAGTTGGCACAACGGGTGGAAACTTCAATTCAGCGCCAGTACAAGTCAAGTTTTCTGGCGCTAATGGGGTGACCGTCGCGGCTGGTGGCACTGTAGTAAGCGATGAGGTCGCGCTGCCTTTGCTTGATACAGACGTTTTGTGCGTGGCATTCCACTTCACGACAGCGGCAAATATTACCCGGTCTGAGGCCGCAGTAACT